TTAACTCCTGATTGTGAGGCTTTGTCTATATCTTCAATTCTATAAACAAAACCCCCTCTACTTAATCTCATCATATTTTCACAAAAAGGTCTTGAGCTACCTGTTTTCTTTCGTTTTCTAGAACCTACAGCATACTTAAACCTTACTCTATATGTAGCTTTATCTAAATAACTAAATTTATCTTCATTAGACTTAATTTCATTTACAGCAAAATTCTCTTTCTTTTGAATTAATCTATTTGCCCAATCTTCGTAGCTTTCTTCATTTCCTTGTTCTCTTTCATCTACAACTTCCCATTCTTCACTATCTATTTGTTGCCCCTCTAAATTGTCTAGTATTCCATCATATTGTTCATCAGATAATTCAGTTAATTCTTTTTTAATTGGCTCTCCCTCATTTTCTGTATCTATTCCCTCTTTCTCTTGTTCATCTTCGTCAAGTTTACCTACATTACTAATATCAATGAAGTCAGCAGGTTTAAGCGTTTTAAAGTATAAATCTAGGTCTATATCGTTTGCGTGAAATATTGGCTCTAAACCCTCTAAAAGAGTGTTCTGGAATGGTTTAATAACTGTATTGTTAAATAGCGAATAAGAATCTCTTAATTCGTCTGCATTATTTCCAAAGCCTGATCCGTCACCTTTAACACCAAATAATAAAGGACTTGTAACTCTATGACCAGTTAAAACTTTTCTAGTTGTTTCAGTAGATAAGAATTGGTAGCTATCAGAATTGTCATTTGCATTGATTGGTACTATTTCAGGAGCAGTATCTTTTCCGTCATTAAACGTTAAAAGTATTTTACCTGCATTACCACTACCACCAAATTTAGCATTAATTTGTCTTTCTATTGTTCTTCTTTCTTCTCTTGTTGGTATTCCGTTAGCCATATTTATAGCCATACTAGGAAACATACCTGATTTTATATTAGATAAATGAAATTGTGCAATCTCCATATCTAACTGAATGTAGCTAGTAGAACCTTGATAATCGGGTGTGGCATAGTAGTATGATCCTGGAGAATAATCTTTTATACATAATACTTGGTTAGCGTCTGACCTATCTTTTAAATCAAATGCTTTATAGTATCTAGGTTTATGTTTTCTAGTATTAGTCCAATCAGCACTATAGTAATAGTCATTTACATTACCATAAGCGTCAGATTTACCACTTCTAATATATTGTGCAGGTATATGTCTAAACTCTACAATTTTTGTTCTTGGTCTATTCCATATAGTATTTACATAACACATACCAAATAGCTTTAAATCAAATGCTAGACATTTTAAAGTATCTTTTGGAGAGTTATGTAGTAAACTATTAAGAGCTAACCAACTTTCTTTTTTGTGGTCACTTTCTTGTCTATCAGTAGCGTCTAATCCCTCTCCGTAAATCATAGAGCTAACACCTTTTATAATAGCGTTGTTTATACTACTACCATTGTAAAGCTCTAATAAATATTGTGGATAAAGGTTATCTGAACCGAATTGTATCCAGTCTTTATTATTTGTTTCTGTAATAGTAGGCAGGTTATATTCTGCTAAATGTATTACTGATATATTATCTTTTTTTTTCATTAGTTATTCCAAGTTTGAGTTCCATATTGAGCGTCACGTTCATTTAAACCACCATCTGCTCTTCCTGTATCGTTAGGTATTGCTTCAATTAAATCATTGTCTGAATATTCAGTATAGTAACTTATAGGGTTATCTGTTTCTATTAAACCAAAAGACTTATCTACTGTAACATTTAAAACTATATTTATTCCCTCTATTTTAGTTAAGGAAGTTCTACTTAAAGTATAAGAACCATAATATAAAGTAATGTCATAAGTTTCATTTATAGGACTTACAAATATACCTGTTTTTCTACTAGCGTTAGATGTCCCATCATAACTAGAAATAGCAGAAGTTGTTGGATATTGATTTGTAAACCTTAAAGTCCAATATCTTGAGTTATTTAAATATGTTGGTATTGCAAAATTGCCACTATCTGTAGGATATGCTCCAATAGTCCTAACCCAATTAGTTTTTCTTCCTCTTATATAATAAATTAAATTTTGACCACTTAATAAATTAGTATCAATAGCACTTGTTATATTTTCATAAAAATATACGTGCTGACTTGCCGACATTCCGGTAGTATAATGTAAATTGTAAGTACCCATTAATTTCTAATTGTAAAGATTTTATTATAATATTCTGTTACTAATTTTGCTTGTTCTTCTGAGTCTTTTACATTAGCTAACTTTTCAACTAGCTCTTCATACATGCTTTTATTTATATCTACGTTTTCTGTTTTAGTTCCCATTACTACCACCTATAAAATTTAAATCTTCATCAATCTTTACTTCTTTTGTTTTTACTTTCTTTTTTGGTTTAGAAATCTCTTGTTCAAAATATGCTTTTCTTAAACTATCACTCAATTTATTAATTTGCCTTTGTGTTAATTCTTCTAAAGAGTAGTTAACATTAGCAGGTTGTTTTCCTATCCAATCTTTTTTTACTTTCCAAGCCATAATATAGTTATTTATTATAAATATAAAAGTAACAATATTGTTCACAACTTGTATATTATATAAAAGTTATTTAATATTATTATATTAATTGTAAAGTTTAGTTAATAAAAAAGGGTTACCCAATAGATAACCCTCTTTTAATATTGAGTAACGATTATTAATTATGTTCCTGATACAATAGTTAATTCAGAATCTGCGTCACCTAATTGGTCAAATGGATAGTCTGTTCCACTTCCATTAGTCTTTTTAATAAAGTACATAGGTTCTTTTTCTTCTCCTCTTAATTCTATAGTATATCCAGTCATATCTCCTTTAGCAGCTCCAGAAACAATAGTACCACCTGATACGTCCATTCCGTTATTAAAGCCTAATAAGAATACATTATCGTTATTATCTTGAACGAAAATTTGAACTCTATTGTAACACATTAGCTTTAATTCGTTAGTTTCCTGAACAGTTAGCTTTTGTAAAGTTAAAGATAATGTTTGTTCAAAGAAAGTAGTTCCATTTGCAGCGTCACTATTAGTATTAATAGTCATTGAAGATAGATTAGGTCTTAAATCATACTTGAATAGAGTCATTGTTGATCCTGTTGGGTTGCCATAAGCAGACCAACCTGTAAAACCTGCAGTATCTATTTGTAAAACGTCTGTACCATTTAAAGTAGCATGTTGTCCTATATTACTAGAATATCCTGCACAAAAAAAGATAGTTTTTAAACCACCAATCTGGTCTTTACAATCTACTAATCGTCCTCTTGTTAATATACAAGCCATTGTTATTTGTTTTTAATTATTAATATTCCTTTAAAAAAAAGGGGTAGTATTTCATACCCCTTAATTTATCTATCTATTATGTCCAAACAGTAGAACCAAATACTCCGTCTGTTGGTACACCAACTCCTACACCAACTGCAAAATTCATAACAACTCTTACATTGTCAGAACCATCAAATTGGTAAGTTGGTATAACTCTAGCTTCAGTCCAGTCAGTAGCTAAGTTAGTTCCAAATACTAGGTTTTCTTTGTATGTAGCTATAATAGTATCATCAAACATACCAGGACAAACATAAATTGGATATCCAAAGTATGATACATTTTGAAATGCTTGATTAGAACCTGCATTGTTGATACCTTGATTAGAACCTGCTGCTGCTAAAGCTTGTAAATAAAAGCCATAAGTTTTAGTATTCATATAAAAACCAAAACCTGGTTTAGATAAAATACCTGACCTGTTAGCTACAACTGAATCATACATAGAAGCCATATCTGTTAAAATATCTGAAGCTGCTAAAGAATTAGCAAAATCAACTTCAAAGAAATCTTTTAAAATAGAAGCGTCTGCTCCTGTTTCATCTAAAGTTCCATCATTAGAACAAAAACCTGTTCCAAAAGGAAAAGAACCTCTCCAAATAGAGTTTTCTAATTGCTCACCTGCTCTACCTGCAACAGTAGATAATAAAAAGTCTTCAAATGTTCCTGGTAGATTTCCGTTTCTATCCATATTTTCTCCAATCCAAGTAGGGAAAATTGTTCCTCTGCAAATTTCTTCATTTACTTTTAAATCAGTAAGTGTTAAAATTGATTCAGTTAATGAAGTATCATTACTTGATGAAAAAGAACAAGCAGCAGCAACAATAGGATCAGAAATTCCCATATTAGAAATTACTGCCTTACTGTTTAAGCCATCTATTGTTCTTACGTAATTTTTTGCTACAGTATCTGGTGATTTAACGGCAGCCGTTACGTAAGGCAAAGCTAACTTACCTGCGTAAGTGTTGTCAGTAACAGTTATGTCAAACTGATACTCTTTTGATAAATTATATTTGTTATTCGCCATTTTTTTAAAATTTAAATTATTTATTATTAATGTAATATGCTGCACGTTTCATAGCAGACATTGTAGCTAAATCAACTTTTTCTGATTTAGTTTGATTTTCAGGATTATGGGTAAAACCCTCTGCTCCTGGTTCTTTTTCTAGTTCAACAATTTTAGACTTTAGTTCTTCAACTTCTTCTACTAAACTTGTAACCATATCAACAGACATTTCAACTTTTTCATCTTCAACAACTTCTTCTTTAACTTCTTCCTCTACTGTTTTTTCTGTTTCTACTGATAAACTTTCTTTATCTGCTTTTAAGTCTGCAACAGCGTCTTCTAGATTTTTAATTCTTTTTTCCATACCTGCCCAGTCTTGAACGTCTGCTTCATCGTGTTCTGCCATTTCTTCTTTATCTTCTTTTTCAGCTTCAACACCCTCTGATTCTTTTTCTTCGCCTAAATCTAAAATTTTAGAATCTTCGTCTACTGTTAGTTTAGCTCCATCAGACATTGTGTATGTACCTGCTGATAGTTTAGATGTTTCTCCATCATCTCCAACAACCATAACAACAGAGCCAATCATAAATTGCTCATCTTCTGTTGCTAATACTCTACCATCATCTAGTATCATTTCTGCATACATTTTTGTTTCTTTGCTTTCTTCCTTATTAGAAGATAAAAGCGTTTTGATTTTTTCTAGTGTACTCATTGTTACCTTTTTTTTATAAATATTAAACTTAAATTATTGTTCACAGGACTATCTATTTACTGTCCTATTTTTAATGGCAGAACAGACTTTAGCAGCAGTTTCTTTGCTTCCGTATTGTTTTACCATATCTTTTATACATTGATCCCATTTATAAACAGCTAGAGCTTGTCTATTAACAAAACTAGCGTACTCAACGTATTTATATTTTTTCTTGTATTTCTTTTTCTTTTTACCAAACTCATCTTCAACATACTCTTTCTTAACACTATCTGCATGAGTTTCACAAGCCATGTATCGAGTAACTCCGTTTACTTTGTGAGGGTGAAAACCTACACAACCCTTAAACATTTCAGCATATATTTTAGCCTCTTCTTTAGTAGCAAATAAAGGCTCTCCATCTAGACTACCTACAACAGCTAATTCATTCTCTAGTATTAAATCTCTTATCTTGCCTAATGTAACCTCATCAGGACAATCAGTACATTTTTCTGCTAGGTCTATAATATCTTTAGGTTTTGATTGCTCAATTAATCTATCTGTAAAATATCCCTCTATACTAAATCCTCTTACTTTACCCTCTTTTACACTATCCCATATTTCAGGATTATTAACTTTCATTTTTACAAACCAAGTTCCTATAGGTAATTTATTAAAGCCATAAGAACTAGACTTATCATTTTTCTTATCTTCCTTAATCCACGATTCTACAACTGTCATTCCCTCTACTGGTACTTTGTGTTCATAAGTAGCATTATTATTTCTTAAACTTGACATAAATAGCTCTTGTGCTTTTTTAATAGTATCTTCTGTAAAAAATACTGTGTACTTTTCGTCTAAGTCTTGATCGTATCTAGGTATTTCTTTATTAGGAATTAATACAGCTCCGACTAATGTTTTTTGTTCTTCATCTAATTTAGCTAAAGTTAAGAATTGGTCTTTATTAAAGAATACCCAGTTTTCTTCAATAGCAGGAAACTCAACTAAACTAATAGCCTCAACACCAAATCTATCTGAATCTTCGTCTATTATTAATTCTACTTTTTTTAGTTTTTCTTTGCTCATACTTATAAATATAATTTGTTTAAAATTGTTTATAACGTTGCTTGTAAGTTTAAATCATTTTGTAAAGCCTGACTACTACTAACATCACTTTCTACTACAAATGCTTGTACTGGTGGTGGTTCAGTTCCTATAGCTCCAAATGTAGGTACTGTTGGAATAGTATCTTGTACTACCTCTGGTGTTGGTGGTACTCCACCCCCTCCTGATTCTCCTGGAACATCTGTTTGTAAAATACTCCTTACATTAGCTAAACCTGAAGCTACTATACCTGCTGCTCCAATAGCTCCAAATAAACCCCCTTGTGCTAGAGCTTTAGTTGCACCTGCATAAGTATCCATAGTTGCTTGTGCTACTGCTAAACCTTTACCTGCCTTTGTTTCTGCTCCTACCAATGCTGTAATACCAGTTAAAGCTCCACCTATGATAGCTCTTTTTTGGTCTTGTAATTGTTGTTCTATTACATTCTTTTTTTTGCCCTCGTCAATAGCTATGTTTGTTAAAGTTTTTTGTAATTCTTTTTCATCAGATATTGTTCTTCGTGCTAATTCTCTTCTATTTTCTGCTTCAATTTTAATAGCGTTTAATCTTTCAGATACTTCATCTCTATTAATAGCAGATAATTCTTGTAAATTTGCTTTCCTTTCATCTAATAAAGCTGCTTCATTAGCTCTCTGTTCTGAACCTAACCCTGTTAATTTAGCCTCTACAGCAACAATTTCTGTATTTAATGCAAAAAGTTGAGCCTCTAATTCTCCAGTTGCGTCACCCTCTAATTTTATTCTTTCTCCTAAAGCCTTTTTTTGAGCCTCCAGAGCCTTAACCTCTGCCTCTCCCTGTTTTTCTAAAATTTCTGCAAGTTTAGTATTTGCAGCTATTCTATCATCTATGCTAATTCTTATATCATCTCTTATCTGTCTTTGTTGTTCTGCGTCCCTATCAAATTCTTCTATAATT